CGGTACTGGATGTCGTCGATCTCGAACGACCCCTCGGTGAAGGCGATCTCGCCGCCACCGACCCGCTGACCCGCGTCAGCACGGACCCGGAGGTCGGGCTGCTCGTGGCCGGCGAGCTTCGCCACCCACAGTGCCGGCCGGGTGCTCCTCGGCTTGGGCACCAGGAACCAGGTGGTGGCCGCCTTGGCGTGCTTGTTGAGGTAGTCGAGCATCGGGTCGACCACGTAGGAGAGGTTGGCGAACTCGTTGCTCTCCTCCACCTCCACACCGCCGACCGTGGTGCGGACGATCGTGGGTCGCACGATCGAGAGCACGGTCGCCTCGAGCGCCTTCGGCACGACCAGGACCATCTCCGGGCGGGCAATGGTCCGCCCCGAGTTCGGGTCCTTCTTGACCGCCATGCCGTCCCAGACGGTCTTCAGGTTGTCCCGAGTCAGCGGCAGCGCCGCGGGGGCGTTCCCGTTCGCGGTCTTGAAGAACGCTGTGTTGACGGTCGGCGCGGTGTTGGTCGTCGGGTCGACGGCCAGCAGGTTCGAAGCAGCCGCGATCATCTCGGTCTCGCGGGCCTGGCGGGCCAGCTCGCCGGGAAGGTCCTCGAGCTCGCCGATGGCCTCGTTGTTGAGCCAGGCCTCCCACGAGATGGCGAACCGGCGACCGTACTTGGCCACCTGGATCGCGTACTCCGTGGCACCACGACGGTCGTCGGCCGGGTACTCGGTGAGCTCGGGCACCCGCTCCATCCCGATCGTGGACCGCCAGCGCGACTGGAGCCGCTTGGGGCGGAAGTCACGAACGGTGGTGGTGTCCGTGTACTGGTCCCAGACGGAGGGCAGCTCGTCGTACTGCTTGAGCATCTCCTTGTCGAGCTCAGCAGACGCGGCGAGCTTGAAGTCGCTCGTGGAGAACGCCTCGGCGAGCTTGACGTCGGCACCCCAGTGGTTCTGGAACGCCTCCGACAGCATGGTGACCGCACGGACAGCCAGGCCCTCGCCGACCCTGAGTCGGCGGGGGCTGATGGTTCCCGCGAAGTCGGAATCGGACGCGGCCTCGACGGCGGCGTCACCCGACAGCAGCTGAATGGTCATGTTGTCCTGCTCCTCAGTTCGCGATCCGGACGCGGATGACCTCATTGGCCGTCGAGCTCTTGGCCTCGACGGCGTGGCCGAACACCGGGTTCGCACCCGAGTTGTCGGTCGTGGTCAGCACGTTGCTGGCGGTGATGATGTAGATCGGGTCACCGATGGCCCGGGTCGTGGTCGTGGACACGGCCAGGTCGTGTACGCCGACGAGCCACACGGAGGCGTTGCCGGTGGGGTTGCCGCCGCCGTAGTTGTAATCGGTGTTCAGCGTGCCGTTGGCGTTGGTCGGAGAGACGTCGACCTTGGCCTTGTCCGTCGCGCAGACGCCGTTGAGGCCGCCGATGCGAACCGGTGAGCCGGCCGTGCGTCCGTCCGGGACCGGCAGGGACAGCTTGTCGCCGGAGCGGAAGATCTCGTTGGTCGACATGGGTCAGGCTCCCTTCTGCTCCGCGAGGGGGCGACCCCACGGGCTGTTCGTGGGGCGGCCGGACTCGGCCACCTCGGGGTCGGTGCTGGTCGAGGCGCCGAAGCCGTGCAGGCCGCCCTTGGAGCCGAGAGCCGCGGCGGACTCCTTCGAGGCCTCGGTGAGGCGCTCGACGAACGCGGTCTCGTCGAGCACGCGAAGGCCTTCGGCCTCGACGACCGGCAGATTCACCAGCAGGCCGCGTGCCTCGAGCGGGGTGAAGACGTGCTCGGACTCCCCGATGAGGCTGCGCGCACGGTCGGTGATGTCGCGCTGGAAGAGCTGGCCGCGGGCCTCGTCGCGCTCGGCGACCGCGGTGTCGCGCTCTGCCTCGAGCGTCGGCACCCGACCGGCCGTCTCGGTGAGTCGGGTGTGCTCCGACTCCTCGATCTGGATCTTGGGCATGGTGTCCTCCTGGGACTCCGTTGCGGTTGTGGTGTTGCTGTCCGGCCGGGTGACCGGGACGTAGGTGGTGGAGACCCGCACTTCGGTGCGGTCACCCGAGAGGTCGACGACCCCGTCGCTGCTGCTGTACGGCTGGCCGTAGACCCCGGAGTTGTCGCCGTCCTCGACCTCGAACCAGACGGTCGAGTCGTCGAAGTCGCGGACCCAGACGTAGACCTTCTCGCCGCCGTAGGCATCGCGCAGCACTGTCTGCAGTGCCTCGCGGGTGTCGTTCACCGTGGCTTCGGCGACACCGTGGCTGATTGCGCGAGCGTGGACTCTGCTCGGGTTCGCGGACTCCATGAGCGCGAACGCGCCGCCGCGCCCTGCTCGGGTCACGAAGTCGACGGACTGGATGTCATGAAGCCCCTCGATGATGCGCTGGCGTCGACCGTCGACCTCGCCTTCGACGATGTCAGTGGCTGAGCCCCAGATCGAGACACCGATCGCGCCCTGGATGACACCCATCGTCTCCACGAGGCCTGGCACGACCTGCGCCTCGGCGACCAGGGCACCCGCCTCGCCACGGTCGGGGTCCCAGCGGGCGGGCTCTGTGAAGACGGCCGCGATGTCCTTGACCGACCGGCCGGGCCTCTCGTAGCTCTCGGCCTCTGTGGGGTGGTCGAGGAACATCTGAGTTCCAGCAGTCACCAGCCCCGCGGCGGCTTCGCAAACTTCGGGCGAGTAGTACCCGGACGTCCCGACGCCGGGGGTGATGATGTCGACGAGGATCTTGCCGGTCTTCTTGTCGACCGACTCCAGCAGAGTGGCCTGCTCGCGCAGGGGCTTCGGCATGGTCAGACCTCCCGGTCACGGGTAGCGTTCGATGGGTGGCGGAGCAGAAGTGCCCCGAGTGCCGAGGCCCTCTTCAGGTGGGGCTCGAGGACCCGGTTCACCGTCCGGTAGCGGGCAGCGCGTACGCCGGGTCGAGGTTTGACTGCCCTGCGTGCGGATGGTCTTCGGTCGCCTCGCAACCTGGCTCGCAGGGTGGCGACAACGGTGGGGGCTGACGACGACGCGGACTGCGAGCACGTCTGGCAGCTAGCCGGTGTCGCGCTGATTCCCGGGCACGGAGCTCCGACCGAGTACTCCTGCACCTCGTGCGGCGCAGTGCTCTACCGCAACTCCAACGAGGCCTTCCCCGGGACGGTCTGATCAGACCGAGGTGAGCAGCGCGCGGCGCACTTGCTTGACCGGCGCCGGCACCCACGAATCACGCCATCCCGGAGTAGTGCGCTTGGTCGTGAGCTCTGCCCACGAGATCGCGCCGGTCTCGAGCGCGTGAAGGCGGACGGCGCCCATGATGCGGACCTTCTGGGCCTGCGGGAGCCGGAAGAACTCGGCCTGCGCGTCCGGGAGGACCGACGGTGGCTCCTCGAGGTCGAAGCCGAGGTCTGCCCAGGACTTCACTAGGGGAGTCCGTGCACATCGACCTTGCTGGTGGTCGTTGGGTCCCACCTCGTGCAGCTGGTGTTCGGAGCCGTGCTTGGCCCAGCAGGACGGACACGTTCGGGTGTCGAGCTTCGCCGTCCACACCCAGCCGCGCAGGACATCGGACTGTTCGAACTGCCACGCGGCAGTCGCCGAGCGGTGGGCGTCCAACACTTCGGTGCGGGCGATCGTCATGGCCCGGGTCAGGCCACCGAGGAACCTGCCCTCGGCTCGATCGACCATGCGCCGTGCGGTGTCCCGGGGGTTCTTCCCGGCCGCAACCCCGTGGATCAGCGCCTGGCGCATCGCCTCGCGAGCGTCGCGCGAGAGCGGCCGGCGCAGGGACTCGATCTGTTCGGTGGTGCGCTCGACCATGGCGCCCAGCAGTTCGTCGGGCAGCGGGTTGAACATGCCGTCGGCGTCGACGTCGGCCGGGAGCTGTGAGGCAACGATGCGTGCCTGCCAGAACGCGACCTCGCTGGTCACCTCGCGAGCGGCAGCGACGACGGTGACGCCGGTGAAGTCCGCGAGCCCGGTGATCTCACGAGTGGCGGATGCGAGGGCCTTCTGCGCCTTGGTCGCCCTCGCCACCTGTCGGGGGCTCGGCCACTTGCCGTCGCTGCTCATCTCGACGAGCTCGTCCATCGCATCGACCCACTCGGCGTCGATGACCTGCCAGGCCCGCGCCCAAGCCTCGATCAGCTGACGGACTGTCTGGTCGACGATCCCATCGACGACGACACGCAGCTGGGCGGCCAGGCGCAACGTCTGCCGGGTGACGGCCACGTCAGCGGGTGGCGGCCGCGCCGTCGGCGCCGCGGTTGAACGCGTCCACCGCCACCTTGCCGGCGGTGACCTCCGGGTCGATCCATCGACCCTGGTCGTCGGTGAGCTCGTCGACGAGCTCGTCGACGTTCTCCAGACCAAACGCCCGGGCGTAGAGCTTGAACTTCTCCAGATGCGGGAGCTCCTCCGCCGCTGCGACCGCGTCCACCAGCTCCTTGAGCGGGGTCGAGTCGAAGTCGGGCCACGAGACCTCGACCGTGCGGTCATCGCCCTCGGGAAGCGTGATGACGAGCCGATCGCGATCCCGGGCAATCGTCCCGCGCAGCGGGCCGGCAGGAGCGAGCACCGCCTGGTCGATGACGTACGTCGCGACGTCCCGGAAGAGCTCCTGGTGCACCTGGCGACGCAGCTTGAACTTCAGCTCCGTCGGCTGGTCGAGCGTCTCGGCGACCGCACGTGCACCGGTCTGGCCCGGGTCACCCAGCAGCATCGTCAGCGGCACCTCGAGGGCGGCAGCCACCATCGTGGCCAGCGGCCGGTGCGAGTCCGCGTCGATCTGGGCGCCGGACTTCGACACCAGCGACATCGTGGTGTTCGGGTCCGTCACTGCCCACGCAGCGGTGGCCGAGCTCCCGGCCGCACCGGCGGGCGTGGGGAGGGCGGCCGCGGCTTGGCGTAGCGCGTCAGCTGCTGCCTTCGCGGTCTTGGAGTTCTTGCCCGTGACCTGGCCGAGGATGCGAGTCAGAGCCCGCATGTAGACCGCGAGGTCCTCGAGGAACTCTTTGTCCATCCGGGCCCACGGCAGCGCCGCGAGGACGTCGCCGAGCCCGCGCCACTCCTCGTCGGGCTGGTTCACCGCGACGTGCCGCAGCGGCGCGTCCCATCGGATCTCGTGACGCTTGCCGCCCGACTCCACGTACGCCGGCCGCCGAGCGGGGTAGTAGCCGAGTGCTGGGTAGTACGTCACCCGGTCCTCGCTGCCACGCGTGCCGGTCTCGCGGTCGATGGTGACGGCTTTCCAGACCCGCTTGTAGAACCAGACCGTGGCATCGTCCTCGGGGTCACAGATCCGCCCGTCCTGGGGGATCTGCCTGGCCGGGATGTGCCGGACCCAGACGCGCCCCGTCCGCGGGTCGGTCGGGAACGCGAAGAACGCCTCACCTCGTGTCGCGAGGCGCCGCTCGTAGCGGGTCTGTGCCTCGCTGGCGGTGAACTCGCGCCGGTTCGATGGCTCGTCCCAGAACGCCTGCCACACGGCGTTGACGTCCTGGCCCTCGGCGCCGTCGTCGGCGATCGCGACGTCGACCCCGAGACCCCACACGTAGGCGATGCGCAGGTTCACGCCGCCCTTGATGAGCGGGTTCCCGGTGGCCATGACGTCGGCGACCGCGGCCATCGCGTCGCGGCCCTCTTGGGTGAGCTGCGATCGCTCGTCGCCGATGCGGCGCCATCCGATGTCCTCGGCGTACAGCCGCTCGAGGTCGGCGTAGGCCTCGCGCAGCAGCATGTTGGTTGCGCGCTCCGCGGAGAGCGCCGGGTTGGCTACCTCGGAGATCGCCATGTCGCTGCGGGTGCCGGTGACGACCTCGCTCAGGCGTTGGAGCATGCCCACGGGCCGGTCACCTCCTCAGATCGGGTCAGGTTTCGTGAACCCGCGCTCAGACGGGGGTGCCGTACCAACCGCGTGCGTCGACGAGGTCGTACTCCTCGGGCTGCTGCAGCCCCTCGACCAGGAACGGCTGCAGCACCAGGCGGTTCAACGCCTGCGTCAGCGCATCGACCTGGTCATCATTCGTGGCGGTCGGGAAGCCGGCGCTCTCCTCGATCAGGTCACCGACCCACGGTGCCAGCTTCGCGGCCGGCAGCCACACGTTGCCTGCTTCCACCAGCGGCGCGATCGCGGAGGCACGGGCCTCTTTCGACCCCTGAGGCTCCTCGGGCACGATGCCGGCGACCTTCCGGCTCAGCGCCGAGATCACGGCGGGCCCGTTGGCCTTGTCCTCGACCAGCTTCAGGGTGGCCTGAGGCCACCGCGCGGCCAGGTCCTCGAACCGTTGACAGGTGACAACGAAGTCCCAGCGGCCACGGACCTGGTCGACCAAGTAGGCGTCGGCGCCACGGCGGGCCCAGACCTGGCCGACAACGAAGTCGGAGGCGTCGGTGTCCTTGAACGCCAGGTCCCACGACATCAGGACCTCGTCGAACCCGACGAGCATCCGGGAGCCATCGGGGCGCTCGACCCACGGCTGGTCGTCGTACCGCTTCCACCAGTCGCGCTTGAGGATCCCGCCCTCGACCGGGGACGGCCGGCCTTGGTACATCGCCGTCCACGACCGGGACCCGACCTCGCGGATCTTCATCAGCCAGTCCCGTGTCGTACGCCGTCGGGCGGACTCCATGAACTCGCCGGGCTCACGTCCGAGCGGGTCGGGTTTGCCGTAGGCGCGGTCGGTCTCCGGTAGCGCCAGCGGGTAGACCGCCTGAGCGGGGATGTTCAGGACTTCCCACTCGTCGGGGTACTCGGTCTGCAACCAGCCGGACAGGTCGTCGCGTCGCCACCTGGTCTGCACGATCACGACCGGGGCACGCGGGGCGAGCCGGGTGAGGGCCACGGACTGCCAGAAGTTCCGGACGGTCTGGCGCCAGGCCTTCGAGTCGGCCTGCTTGTCGTCCTTGTACGGGTCGTCGATGACCATCACGTCGACCGCACGGCCGGTCAACGACCCTTCGATGCCGACGCAGATGACGCCACCGTCGTAACCGAGCAGCTTGAACTCGTGCTTCGCCGCGGTCGAAGTCGACAGGGTGAGCCCGAGCTCGGGGTGTTGGCGGAGTAGCTCGCGGATCTGCTCGCCGAAGGTACGGGCGAGGTCGAAGCCGTTGGAGACGATCGCGATGCGGAGGTTCGGGTTGCGGTGCAGCATCCACAGAACGAACCAGATCGAGATCCGCAGGCTCTTGCCCTCCTGGGGGGGCATCGAGAACATCTGCCGTTCGGTGCGGCCTTCAGCCACGTCGACGAGCCGGGCGTCGATCAGCTCGAGCGCGGGAGTCTGGACGGTGGTGCGGTCGAGCGCCTCGGCCATGGCACCTGGTGTTGGCCACGGGCGTTGGCGGAGTTCGGGGGCGAGCTGGGTGCGGATCATCTCGACCATCAGGTCGGATTTCGCAGCGGCAATCGTCACGCTGCCTCCGTCATGTCCGCGGTCGGTGCCACGATGCGGGGATGGACGACGTCATGGGCCCACCAGCAAAGCACGTCGTGCTCGCGTTCCAGCTCGCGATCGAGGACGAGGCGAAGCTACGCGACCTCACCCCTGGGTTCCTCCAGGACCAGCACGGCAACCCCGAGGGGATGTTCGAGCAAAGCCTCGACGACCGGCTGCAGCACGTGCTGAGCATGCTCTTCATGCAGGCCGTCAACGGCACCACCGAACAGACCGGAATCCACGCCTACGGGGGCTCCGTCTTCATCCGCGACGAGCAACCGGATGGCAGCGTCGAGGGCCTGCACATCCCCGGAATCCCGCCTCTACCGTGACCTGGCCCAGACGCACGAGAACCCGTGTGCCACCGGTGTGTGGGCATACGGGTTCTTGAGGTGATGAGACACCAGTGCGACGCCTGGTGTCAATCCCGAGCTACTCGGGAGGCTCCTCGGGAGTCGTCGCCGCGGCCCACAGCATCGCGATCCCCAATGACCAGGTCACGGACCGAAAGACGGCGGTGAGGTTGCCTTCGGTGACCATCAGCGTGGCGAGCAGGATGGGGAAGAGCAGCTGGAAGGCGGCGTGGGTCCGCGCCCAGAACACGTCGAGCGGGATGCCCGCGCGGGTGGCCACTTCCTCGGCGATCGGGAACGGCGACGGCGACGGTTCCGCCGTCAGAGTCCCTTCCGGGTCGACCTGCACCGAGCGCATCAGGTCCTCGACCAGCTGCTGCACGCGCTTCTGCTGCTCGATGGCAGGGGCGATGCTGTCGAAGATCTTGAGGCTGGCGGTGGCGGCGTTGATGACCTTGAGGTCCTGCATCCACGAGGGGTTGCTGAGGCCCGCGATCTTGGCCAGCATCGGCTGGCCGGCGATGTCCATCATCTGGAGCTTGCTCGCGAACGCTGCCGGCACCATCGCCGCCTGCAGGGCGTTCGAGGTCGCCAGGGTGGCGAGGACCCCGCGGTTCGCCTTCTCGATGCCCATCACGTGGGCGATGGTCGGGTGCACCGTCACGCCGAGCTGCATGGCCCGGACCATGTCGCCGGCATGCGCGATGGTCTCCAGCTTCGAAGCGGCGCCGGAGGCGATCCCGGCTCGTAGAGCGAGATCGCCGATACCGGCCGCTCGAGCGATCGCGGTCATGTCGACACTCGAGGCGAAGCTGTTGAGCACGGTCTTCTGGGCGGCGAGCGCCGCCTTCAAGGCGGGGCTCTCCTCCGGTGGAGGTGGAGAGGTCATGTTTCCATTGTGCGCGCGACCACGGACAGTTCGGGTCAAGCACTGCGGACAGTTCGCTCCCGGGTGCGTCTGGCCTCCTCGGTTCGCTGTGCTCGAGCCACCGCTTCGACAGCTTCGACCGCCACGTCGGGCCAGTAGACGAGGCGCGTACCCCAGGGCCGGCCGGGCTTCCACTCGCACAGTGCGCCGACCTTCCCTCGGTCCATCCACTTCCGCACTGTCGCTGCTGGGACCTGGAGCCCGACCAGGGTCGACGCGGCGTCAGCGGCCATCGTGATGTGGGTCCACCCGTCGCCCTCGTCGCCGTTCTCCAGCAGGTCGCGACGCATAGCGGTGGCGTACTCACCCGGCGTGTACTCCTTGCGGCACCCCGGGCACTCCCACGACCTGCCTGCGGTGGGGTCGTCGAGCCCACCCTGCGAGCAGTTCTCGCATGGGACCCGGGCAGCGCGCGCCTCAGCCGGGTTCGGCATGAGTTCGGGATAGCCGAGGCTGACCAGGTGCAGGCAGGTGCGGAACCACTCGCGCGCCGGCGTGGAGTGCCGGCACCGCTTCGGATCCCGGAACCGACGTACGAGGCGGTCGCCGCACTCGAAGCACTCGACGCCACGCTCGGGTTCCTGCTCGTCGTGCAGGGCTCGCTCGAGGGAGGCTCGGAGTGCGCGGATCTGGCGGGTGAAGGCGAGGAAGTCGGGTGCCGTCTCGGTGACGTGGTTCGCGATGGCGTCAAGCTGGCCAGCCAGGTAGGTGATCGAGCTCGCGACTGATGCGTGCCGTGCGCGGGGGTGGCCGAGCCAGCTGCGGTAGATGTCTTCCCACTGGGCGAGCACCGCGAAGGGTGGGATGGGGTCGCCGCGGTGGTGGTCCTCGGCGAGCTCGATCGAGGTGAGACCGCGGCCGGTGCGCATCATGTTGAGCCGGACGGTGGGGCCGATGAGGATCTGGGCGGTGCCGCCAGGGATGCGTGCTGCTGCGACGAGGTGGCCGTCGTGCCCGGCGTCGAGGGCTTCGCGGTGCAGATCGGTGTAGCTGGTCTGCAGGTCGGTGAGGTCGTCGCGGATCCGGCCGACGCAGGCTGGGCAGGTGTCGGGGTGGTCGTTGTTGGTGTGTTCGCGGCCGCAGACGATGCAGTGGGGTGCGGTGCAGGGTGCGCAGCCGGTGCCGGCGGCTGGGCACTGGCCGTCGTGCTGGCTTCGGCAGTCGGTTCGGTGTTCGCGGGTGACGCGTTCGCCGAGGGCGCGGTCGTAGTGGCAGGCGGGGGGCTTGCGGGTGTCGGTCACGCGGCCTCCAGTTGGCAGTTGCAGCGGCAGTGGAAGGCACGCTCACGTCTGGCGGGGTCCCGCCGTACGCTCCCGTCATGTCGAAGCTGAACAACCCGGCTGGCCGCCTCCACGAGCTGCTCATCGCGTTCCGCGACAACGCGAGCACGTCCGCCACCATCAACACCACCTGGTGCAAAGCTCTGGAGGTCGAGGCTTCCGACCTGCTTCCGATGCTCGGCCAGGTCGGGAGCTTGCTCGGCGAGGTTCGCGAGGCCGTGCTGCGCTCGGGGCGGAAGGAGCTGGCGGAGCTTCACTCCCAGTTCGCTGCTGCCTGGGCTATCCCGATCTTCACCCATGGTCGCAACCCAAGCACCGACGCAAGCAATGACCTCGTCGACGCCGGTGCACTCGTCGCCCTCGGTTCGCTTGCCCTCAACTTCGAGCTCGTCGCGCCAGACGGCAGCGTCCCTGACAAAGAGCTCGAGGAGTCGGTGAGGGACGACTTGCGCGAACTGCTTGAGCAGCTCGCGGCTGACGGCGACCTTCCCGCACCACTTCGTGCCGCAATTGCGGCACGCGTTCACGACATTCTGTGGGCGATGGACCACGTGAAGATCGTCGGGCCGGATGGAGTGGCGGCCGCGATCGAGCGGCTGGTAGGTCAGTTGGCGATCTTCGCCGCCGATGCCCCCTCCACCCGAAGCGCTGGCATCTTCAAGCGCACCATGCAAGCGGCCGCGCGGGCGTGGAGCGCTTTCCGGTTTGCTGGGGAAGCGCAGAAGGCGATCGAAGGCTGGCAGAAGGTTTTCGAGCTTCTGCCGCCGAGCTGACTTTCTCCCACCGTGCACGATCGCCCACGCCCACGGCTGCTGCACCGTAAACGCCTTCACGAAGCCCTCCCCCAAGCTGCGCTTGCCGTACCGTCCTGAGCCATGCTCGAGACGCTCGTGACCGCGGCGGTCACCCTGATCGTCGGCGTCGGGGGCACATGGCTCACGATCGGCGGCCGAGAACGGCAAGCGCGCAGGACCATCACCGAAGAACTCGACCTGCTCGAGCGGCTAAACCCAGGCAGCAGACACGCGGCCCAACTGAGCACGATCGTGCACGGACGCCTCGAGTGGTACGTGAGACGACTCGAACGAAAAATCCGGCGAGCGACGCACCTCACCGCCGCAGTCGTCGACGTTCTTGCTATCACTGCGATCGTCGGCGTAACAGCTCCCGACATCGAATCCGTTCGCACCGGAGTGATCCTCGGAGTCGTACTAGGCGCCATCACCGCCATCAACCATGTCGTGGTCGACGCGATCGGCCGCCGATACGTCCTCCGGGATCTCACGCGACCACCTCTCCCGCCACGACCGGGGCCAGCCGCTCCAGGAACCGCTCGATCATCAGGCTCCTCGTCTCCGGCACAAGCTGACCCACCTCCAACGCAGCCATGAACGCCGCCGTCACCATCCGCGCCCGCTCGGACTCGAGCTGCACGTGCTTCTCCGCAATCCCCAACCGAGCCATGCCCTCGCTGGCCCGCAGCAGCTTGTCGAGGATCCGGTCCAGCAAGACCACCTCAGCCCGCAGCTGCGTCAGGTGCTCACCAGCACCCACCCGACCCTTCAGGCCGTTGACACGCTCCCCGATGGTCTCCGCCATCTCCTCGAGCACACCGGCGGTCCGGGCCAAGAGGTCGACTGGATCGGTGACGGCCTTCGCGTCGACCAGCCCCGGCCACAGCTGACGGATCTCCGCCTCCGCTGCTGCCTCCACCTGACGCTGCTCAGCTGCAGCACGGACCTGGGGAGCCGACCCGCCATGGGTCGAACACACCGAGCCACCCCTGATGGGTCGATTGCCGCAGGGGAGGCCTCGGCCGTTGTGTCCGGTGCACTTCTCGGGGTCGTGGAGGTGGCCGCACTTTGGGCAGGGGGTGGTCATCGGCAGCTCGAGCAGAGGTCGGGTTCGATCCACCAGCAGGTGGGTGGGCAGGCGTTGTTGTCGGTGCATCCGCAGACCCGGCAGGAGCGGGTCGGGACGGGGTGGTGGGACGGAGTGGTGTGAGTCCGTCCCGGGAGGGCTCGTCGAGTCCGTCCCCTACGAAGTAGAGGGGACCTGGGGACGGACTCGATTTCGCTATGCCCTGGAGGGCCTTGGGGACGGACTCGGGACGGACTCGGGGACGGAGTGGGGACGGACTCGTTTGGTCGGTCAGTCGGTGGGGTTGGCGTGGTCATCTTCGGCCTCTCGGTAGGGGATCTCGGGGTAGTGGAAGAAGGCGCGGCGGGGGCCGGGTTCGCGGCGGATGAAGCCCTCGTTGGTGAGGTTGGTGAGGGCTGCGCGGATGGTCTTGGCCTTGCCTGGGATGTCGCGTTCGATGTCGCCGGCGGTGCAGCCGGCGTTGGTCTCGATGTACTTGGCGACGAGCTCCATGACTGTGGTGGGGCGCCAGGTGCCGTCGTCGTTCTTGGGGACGGTTTCGCGGCCGATGTGCCATTCGAGGGAGTAGTCGCGGGTGGAGTCGAGGACGAGGGTGCCGGCGTAGCCGCCGCCTGAGGAGCGGCGGAGTTCGCCCATGGTGTCTTTCTCGATGCGCAGGCTGATGCGCCCGATTCCGCCGGGGGTCGGTTTCTGCTTGGCGTCGGCGCGGAGGTAGGCGCCGCGGATCATGCGTTTCTTGGCGATGGAGCCGATGGCGAACCCGGTGGCGCGGGCTTCGTTGGACTTGGGGAGGTGGTCGACGGTGATGACGCAGGAGCCGGCCATGGCGGGGACTGTGCAGACCCTGCGCATGGCGGCGGTGACTTCGTCGCCGTGGTTCTCGTTGACGCCGAGGAGGCCGAAGACTTCGCCGAGTGAGTCGATGAGGACGACGTCGTCGGCGCGGAGGGTGACTTCGGCGACGGCGTTGTGGAGCTGCTCGCCGTCTTGGGGTTCGTAGTAGCGGAACTGGGTGGGGTCGGCGAGCTGGTCGGGGCGGGCGCCGAGGAGGAGGAGTCGGGCGGCTGAGGCGTCGGGGCCGTTGTGGTCGCAGTCGATCATCGCTGCGGTTTGGCCGGCGTGGAGGGCTTCGACGATGGCGAGCTGGGCGAGCCAGGTCTTGCCGTGTTCGGGGTCTCCGATGACTCCGTTGACTTGGCCTTTGTAGAACAGGGCGGTGCCGTCTGTGCGGGTGACGTACGTGGGGGCTGGTTGGCGGGGGGCTTCGCCGCCGGTGAGGACCCAGGAGAGGTCGACGAGGCCGGTCCCGGGGCCTGTGGTGCCTGGTCGTGGGCCGAAGCGTTGGACGGCGTCGTCGAGGGCTTGGACGGCTTCGCCGAGGTAGGCGTCGACGCGGTCGGGGTCGGCTGAGTGGCCGAGTTGGGTGAGTCGGGTGCCGACGTCGACGAAGGCGCGGAGTCGGGCTGTGTCGCGGACGAGGGTGGCGTACTGGACCACGTTGGCGGCCAGGGGGACTGCGTCGGCGAGGGTGTGGAGGTAGAGCGCGCCGCCGATGTTGTCGAGCTGGGTGCGACCGCGGGTGTGTGGCTTGCGTGCGAGCTCGGCGGCGACGGTGATCATGTCGACGGGTTCGCCGCGGGTGTGGAGGGCGGTGATCGCGTCGTAGACGGTTTCGTGCTCGGGCTTGTAGAAGTCGCTGCGCTCGAGGTGACCGGCGACGTCGACGATCGCCTGGGGGGAGATGAGCATGGCGCCGAGGACGGACTGCTCGGCGTCGACGTTGCAGGGAGGCGTACGCCCGCCGGTGCCGTTTCGGGCTGCGGCGGGCGGGTCGTAGTCGGGGTCCCAGGGTGGCTCTGGGTCCAAGGCTGGTGGTCGGTCGTCGATGGCGGTCATGCCCCCTCTCCGACGTCCAGGAGGGTTTCGTGGCCGAGAGGCCGGTTGGACCAGAGGACCTCGGTGCGGGCGCCGTCGGCGTTGCCTTGCCCCGTCCATGCCGCGATCTCGACCCGGTGCCAGTCGGCGTACAGCTCGTCGTAGAGCGCGGAGGGATATCCGGAGAGGACGACGGCGGCTCCGCACTTGTGGAGCGCGCCGGCGAGGTCGCGGTGGTCGCCCTCTGTGTGGAACTCGTGCCGGTAGCCCTTGCGTGCCCGAGTCGAGAGCAGGTAGGGCGGGTCGACGTAGACCAAGGTCTCGGGGTCGCGGCCGTAGCGTTCGATGATGTCGATCGCGGGGCGGCATTCGAGTGAGACGTCGCGCAACCTGTCGGCGACAGCGGCGAACCGTCCGACGTAGTTGGCCAACGTGCGCGGCATCGTGCCGTTCCGCCCGTGTGGCGACTCGTGGTAGCGCCAGCCCGTCGAGAGCAGGTGTCCGCCGCGGCCTTGGGAGAGGCGGACCCAGACGCGGCGTGCGCGCTCGAGGTCGTCGACATGGTCAGGGATGGGCCAGGAGTCTTCGAGCTCG